ACTGTAGAAGAAAATCCAGATAAACCCATTAATGTAATCACACCTATAGCAACTGCTTTAGGCTTACAAACAAATAAAGTATTGAATGTTTTAAATAATAGCTCTCTATCAGTAGAGGAACTAGCTAAAGCTATCAAAAAATTAAATAAAAACCCAGTAATCAAAGTAAAGGAAATTAAATGAATAAAGCACAATTTATTGAGGAACTATCACTATTAAACGACTTCGAGTCTAAGGCAGCAGCAGCACGAGCAGTAGAACTAGCTATTGACATTATCACTAAGCAAGTAGCTTCAGGTAACGAAGTAGTTATCAGCGGACTAGGTAAATTTTATCCACAGAAACAAGCAGGCAAAACCGGTAAAGTACCAGGCACAGACAAAACCTACACAACACAAGACAAAATGGTGCCTAAATTTAAGGCCGCACAAGCATTTAAATCAGCTGTAGAAGGGAAGTAATATGTCTACTTTCCAATACGTAAAGAATAATCTAGCTGAACCAATACAATGTACTAGAGGTTTTAAAGTAGCTGTATATGGTTCTTTTGCAGCTGTATGGCTAAACTTCGCATTTGGAGGATAACTATGCCATGCCAAATGGAAACTCCTAACCCTCTTTTCGGTAAATATCTATACCCTACCGCTAAAGAGATTATGGAGGAGCAACAGAACAAAGCATGGTTCGCACAAGAAATCGATGTGGAAGGTGACATACATGATTATCGTCATAATATGTCATCAGAGCAATTCGCACTAGTGTCTACCACTCTACAGCTATTCGTTGAAACAGAGCAAGTAGTAGGCGATATCTGGGGAATTATAGCTTCTTGGTTTCCACATTCGGAAATTGAAGGGGCATGTACCCAAGTGGAAGCAATGGAAAAATCAGTACATGCATTTTTCTACCAGAAAATGTCAGATGAGCTGAATATAGACCCAGAGACCATCGCACATAACCAACAAGTAGTAGCTGAGCTAAACAGCAAATTAGGTATGCTCAAGCACATCATGCAGACAGCAGAGCAGGCAACTACCACAAAGGAACGTTCACTAGTATTATTCACTGTATCTATCATAGAACAGGTAGTATTATTCAGTAACTTTGCTATGCTTAAGTCGTTCCGTGCAAACGGCAATAGCCTCATACCTAACACAATTACAGGTGTTAACTTTATAGTGCAGGATGAATCAATCCACGGAGTATTAGCATCTTATCTATTCAATGAGTACGTTAAAGAAAATGCTTTACAACTTGATCTGTCTTCTATAGAAGAAATAATTCAGAATGTGTTAACCCGTGAAGACGCAGTAGTTGACTACTTATTCATCAACGATACTATGAAGATTAATGGAGTAGGCAGAACTGACCTCAAGCGTTTCATACGTGAACGAGTCAACTTTGTATGTACAGAAATGAACTTACCGGAGTATACGCATTACAACAAACCTTCACTAATAAGTGAATGGTTCTTTCAAGGTGTCAATGCAATTTCTATACATGATTTCTTTGTATCTGGTACACACCAATACAACCGTAACTGGAGTACAACTAGGCTTAGTGCGTTGCCATTTTTAGAGGAGCAGTCTAATGACTAAATACGAACAATACTCATTTGAGCGCAAACAACTACAATCAGTAGGAAAAGCCCCTAGTTGGCTAACCACTGCTGGCTATCAAATGCTAGTAGAGCGTAACTATCTTATGGACGGTGAAACACCTATCGATATGTATACCCGTATAGCTAATCGAGCAGACGCTTTACTGAATAATGAAGTACCTGTACCGATGGGGTATAACAGCTGGAATGAAGCTTTCTTCGACGTTATGTGGAAAGGCTGGCTATCACCATCTACACCAGTACTTACTAATATGGGTACAGATAGAGGCCACCCAGTATCATGTTCAGGTACACACATTCCTGACACTATTCGAGGCTTTTATCAAGCTCGCACAGAAATAGCACAATTAACCCAACGTGGGTATGGCACTTCAGCAGGTCTTGACGCAATACGTCATCGTGGAGCACCAATCTCTAAAGGTGGCACAGCAAATGGTATCATGCAACCAGCAAGTGGTATAGTCGATGATATGAAGGACATATCACAAGGCTCATCTCGTAGAGGTAGTTGTGGTTTATACTTAGACATTTTACACCCTGACTTTGACGAACTAGCTGACCAAATCCTAGCTGAGGACCAAGGGTGGAATGTAGGGTGGAACTTAACAGATAACTATAAAGAGCTATTCTTCAAGGACCCAGAGGAAGCCGACCGTAGATGGACTAAAGCGCTAAAAACTAAACTAGTCAAAGGTAAAGGTTACCTCCATTTTCTCGATAAAGTCAATGCTGTACGTCCACAAATGTACATAGACAGGGGCTATTTCGTCAAACATTCAAATTTATGTTCGGAAATATCTCTATTCAATGACGAAGAGCACTCATTTACTTGTGTGCTTTCATCTATCAACATAGCTAAATACGACGAATGGAAGGACACACAGCTTATACACATAGCTACAGTATTTCTCGACACAGTAATAGACGACATGTTAGAGAAAGCTAAGTCTGAAGAAGGGTTTGAAAAGGTAATCAAATTCACGGAAAACACACGTGCAATTGGTTTAGGTGTACTAGGACTATCAACATACTATCAACAACAAATGTGGCCATTCGGTTCTATGCAGTCAATCCTATTTAACCAACTATTATTCAAGCAAATGGACGACCAAACGTTAGAAACTTCTAAGCTACTAGCCAACTATCGTGGATGCCCTGAATACATGAAGCCTTATGGGGAACGTTTCTCACACCGTATAGCTCTTCCTCCTACCATGTCTACTGCAGAAATACTAGGGGGCATATCCCAAGGTATCGAACCAGTCTACGCTAATGTCTACGAAGCACAAACAGCGGGTGGTATAGTTTATCGTATTAACCCAACTCTCCTTTCATTAATGAAGGAACGGGGTGTATATAACAAACAAACTATGAGGAACATAGCAGAAAACCAGGGCTCTATATTCGCAGAGGACTGGCTAACTGATGACGAGAAAGAAGTATTTCGCACAGCTTTCGAACTTAACCAGGAAACTATTCTATTGATGGCGTCTCACCGGCAGAAAGCGATTGATGCTACACGAGGAGGTCAAGGCCAATCTCTAAATTTATATTTCAAAGAGGAAACTCCTGAAGAAGAGATATCCAGACTTCACATAAAAGCCTTCTTAGATGATCACATCAAGTCATTATACTATGTACGTACACTTAACGAGAAATCTAAGTTAGATGTACCAATACCAATTTGTAGCGCATGTGAAGGGTAGACATGACTGAGTACGAAATACGTAAAAAGATTGAACAGTACAGAGTATCAGATGCGCCTATACACATCAAAGAAGCTGCTATAAAAAAATTAGAGAGTAAGTTACTCCCTGATGACTACGAAGCACGCAAACAGTATATTGAAGGTCTACCTGATACAGATGACCTTCAACAAAACTAAAGGAATACAATGAAATTTAAAAAGTTTAAAACAGAAATGCAAGAAGTATATAAACAGTTACCTTCAGATGAGATTTTTCCTTCAGACGAAGATTTACGTTTAATACCTAAGGAATACAGAAAAGATTTGTTAAGTGTAGCTAAGGAATCTGTTGCTGCATACTTACAGAGTAAAATTAAAGATGATAAAGAAGACGGTACTTGTACTACAGAATCTGAGGAAACACAACCAAAAGGTATTGATGCTACATTAGCAGAACGAGGGGCTAACTATGGTAAGTTCACTAACCATGCAAAGCTGTCTCAGACATTACAGGTAGCATTCAAACAGCATGTACGTATGTACGGACAGCCTGAAAAATACACAGATTCAATGAATGAAGCTATACAACTTATCTTCCATAAACTAGCTAGAATAGCTAACGGTGACCCCACCTACGTAGATAGTTGGACGGATATTAGTGGCTACTCAACGCTCATAGTTAAAGAACTGAATGGAGATCCTGTTTAATGGATTACATCGAATTAACAGTACTTATAGGCGTATGGGGTAATCTCATACTCCAGTCCTATTGGTTCTATCACTCTGAATTTAAATCGCATAAAGGAAAACACTAATGAAATGGAAGGACGGTCTTCGTAATTGGAGAAAAAATCGCAACTTAACTACACCACAAATAAGCATTAACAAAGAAACAGGTAATCCTGCAATTGTCGACATGTTACTTGAAGAGGTAGAGGAACTACGATTAGCTCTACTTAACAACGACGAGCATGAGATTATAGACGCTTGTGATGACTTAATAGTACTTTCAGCTAACCATATAGCACAATCAGGCTATGATGTAGACTTAACTATGAAGGAAACACTTAAAGAAATCTCATCACGTGAAGGTGCAATTAACCCTAGCACAGGCAAGTGGGAAAAATTTACCACTCCTGAAGCAAAAGCTAAGTGGTACAAAGCTTCTTACAAAAAATGTAAAATAAAGCATTAGTAATGACATTACAACAACTCCTGCAAACATTACAGTCTCTAGAAGCACTTAAAGCTTCTGGTGGCTCACGGTATAAGGAAATCACTAAGCTATTAGCTATGGAGGCTACCACACATAACTGTAGTGAAGCCAGGCTACTATTAGCTAAGCTGAGTAGGTAATTCCTACCAGCCTTCTATCACATTCACCAATGGCACATCAGTAGCACCTTCTACTAACCCTTCTACATTGTTAAACCAATTAGCTGGATTTAATCTTTTACCCCATCTAAGTACAATCGAACTATCTAACGTGCCTGCTGGTATATCAAGCATCTTTTCAGCAGTCATATCACCAACCACTCTAGTTGCTCTAGTTCTTGCTAATTTTAAGTTTACTCTCTGTATATTCGCAAAGTACTTCCAAAACGGCTCCATACCTACTCTATCTAACCACTGAATAAACCTACTATTAATTACTTTACTATAGTTAATGAAGTTGTCTCTAACATCTCTCATTAACTTATCCATCTTTTCTTTCTTTTCTTTACTACTTAATTTTTTATCATTATTAATTTGCTCTTTACCATACCAGTAAGTAGCAGCTCTAAAGTGCAAGTCACTCTCTGCAGTAACAGCCAATGCAATTTGCCCTAATGTACTTTTTCTGCTTAGTACTACAGTATGTATTAATTCTTCTACCACTTTTTTATCACCAACTAACG